TACTATCACCTGTCTTAGGGCTTGACAATGCTCCCGGTGTTGCTTTTTGATTTGCAAGCATTTGACGTGCCATTTGTTTTGCTTTCTTCTCGTAGACGCTTACACTCTCGATATATCCCTCGTATATTTGGCTTAATGGAACATTACCAACTTTGCCACCTGCGTACCTCTGAAAATTTTCGTCCTTTATCAGGTTTTGCAAATTAACATCGGGGTGTTTTGTGGCAAAATCTTTCGAGTCGTCGGCGTACCATTGTTTTTGCTTTTCTTGCTTTTCTGTCTCTGCCTGCCTCTCACGTTCCTTTTGCTTTTTGTACTTGGAATAATCAGCTAATGGGTCACCACCGTTTTTTTCAATCTCTTTCATTACAAGATACTCGTCAATGTCGGCTTTATCTTTTATTTCCTCATTGGTATACGGGTTCTTGCCGTTCAAGATTTCGATAATAGCTTGTTCTCTCGCCTTTTCCTGTGCCGACTTTATCTCGGCTTGACGTTCTGCCTCACGTCTGCGGCGAGCGTTTTCGGAGTTCTGTTCTGATGTCTGGGTTTGTTTTTGTTCTTCTTCAGGCTTAGGTTGTTCTTCCTTAGTGGCTGAATTTTCCCCAAATTCAACATCGTTCAACTGCTCCGATTCCGACTGGTTGACATCAGCGTGGCTGTCAACCTCCACTTCCGTGTTTGTTTCCGCTGTTTTTAATTCATCTGGCATAGATAAATCTCCTTTGGAATTTTTCCGCTTTTCCGTGCGTAAGATTGTATAGTTAGCGTTTAACGCTTGCTACCTTTTGAATTGGTTTTTTGTACTGTATGCACTTGGGGTTTCTGCATACATCAACGATTTTTCCGTTAACCCTTTTGGTTAGTGTTTCCACTTTGCACTTTGGGCATAGCATTTGTATTTCCTCCCGCCATTTGATTTGCAATAACCTGCGCAAAATCGGTTGCGTCCTGTGTTGTCTCGGCTATCTTTTGATTTCCGAGTTGCACCTGTCTGTTGCTTTCACGTATCTTGCCTTGAGCCTCGGAATACAGGTTTGCAATAAACGCCTTAAGTTGGCTATTCTCTTCAATAACTGAAACGACCTTATCTACTGTGTCTTTCTGTTCCTGTATTGTTGCCGCCAACTGCTGTATCTGCGCCTCGTACTGCTGAACTTGCTGTTGTAACTGCACTATTTGGCTTTGTTCGTCCGCCTCAACCCCCTTAATAATCTCGGTCTTGTTAGATAACGCGTCAGAAGGGTACGCCTTAAGGTAAGTTTTTAGCGTTATTAAACCCTTAGCAAGCAATGTATCAAGCGCATTTATATCCCCTGCGGCAGAGGCTTTTGTGCCAGATGTTGTTTCGACAACTACTGAAAAATCAACACCTGCATATTCTGCCGAATCGAACACATCAGTAAATTGTGCCTCTTCCATTGTCTGCCCACTCTGAAACATTGCCCCCTGTGGAGGCATACCTTGTAGAGGAATTTCCTGCGTATAACTGAATTCTTTCTGTGAGTAGTACAGTTTAAAAAATTGCGCCAAAACTTTGCCCTGCTTTTCTTTCACGAGCCAGAACGCGTCTTTCAGCTCCTCAACAGGCTGTTGCGCCTGTGACTGTAATTGTGCTATAGCCGCACCACTCATACTTGCGCCGAGTGTTTCACCAGTCATTACTTCGGTAGAGCCTGTAACAACTCTCGTAAGTGATGTGAGTGTATCTATTATCGTCAACGGCTGTGACTGTATTGTTTGTTCGGTCATCTTGCGTATGCCGTTGCCTGTACCCGAATAATCGATTAACACTTGCCCCGGTTCATTGTTAATGACCTGCCCTTTTAACGCATTAGGTAGAGCAATGTACTTACCCCACGCAACCTCTTGCGCATTCAAAAGAGCCATTGCAATGTTAAAGTTTATTGCCTTTTGATTGGGTATAATTCCCTCAACCTCACCAAGTCCATATATTGAGTTCTCTCGTATCTCGTAGTTGCCGACAACTATCGGGTATAAATACGCCCTTGCGGTTGGTGGTATAAGGCTTTCATCTTTATTGTTGTCTGGAAGTCCGTTGTTTGGCGCGTCCTCTTCCCTAAAGCCAAGCTCTTCTCCCGCCGCCTCAAGGTCAGGTGTTAAGGGAAACGGCTTATTGATGACTGTAGTTCTTGTTGCCTTTTCACAGTAAACCTCGCCGTCGATTCTGAAGTACCTTGTAAGCACAGTACAGAGCTTATTACCCTCTTGCTCAATCGTCTTATATTTATTGTCAGCCTCGTCTGATGTGATTGTTTCGATATCAACGCCCTTGTCTGCCTTAGCACGCACAGAGTCCACATCCTCTCGCGAGGCAATTAATATCCATTTCTGTTTCTGTTCATCAAGCTCCGTTGGATTCGAGAAAAATATGTTTAAGGCGTCTATAATCTCACAGCGCAAGCCACCCTCGCGTATACCATTTTTGCCTTTAGCTTCGGAGTCCCAATAATAATGATAGAAATACGATCCTTTTTTTACAGCGTCGTCAATAGCCTTCTTGTCTAATGATTCTTGTCCTATCTCTTTTTGGATATAGTCAGCAAAGTTGTTGAACTTTTCTACATCAGCGGTTTCGTCCTCAGCCCTGTAAATAATCTTTACGGGGGTGGCGAGTATTGCTGATTTCTTTGCGCGACATATCATTTTGATTATGTTTACGACTGGTCGGGGCAGATTTTTTGTATTCTTTGTCGGGCTTGCCCACTGGTCACCCTCATAAAACTTAACAAACTTTGGCAGGTTTTTGGAAAGACCAGAGCTTGATTGATACGCCAATCCGTCTTGGTAATCGTCCCACAGTGTGGTAGTTTCGCTATCCCTGTCAAATTGCTCTTTATCAGCCATTGTTGTCCTCCGTACCGTTTATCCATTCGTCAACTAACTGCGTATATGTGAGTGGCTTATCCGCTTCCTGTGTTGTCTGTGTAATCGTCTTTTTACTAAGTTCTGCCACTTGTTTATGTAAAGCCAAGATTTCCTCCTTTATGGCTTCAATACTTCCTCGTGTCTTTTTGTTCTCTGTTGCGATTTCCTCAATTAACGCACAGTGAACATCGTCCAAATGCTGTATTTGCTCCCTAATTTTTTTGTGTCCAAACATTAATAGTCCTCCCAAGACATAAATTCACCGTTATTTTGCTGTTCGTCAAGTTTAAAATTCTCTGTAATAAATTTAGGCTCGTCAGGCTCTACATCAACCCAAGTAGATGTCTGTTGCTTTGCCACAAAATGCGCAATAGCAGTTGCCATTACAAGGTCATCGTGAGCGCCGTCTATCGCCTCCTGCTTTCCGTTGTCTTTCTTGACAAACACTGTCATCTCTTTCAGCGTGTCGATGTCAACTTCCTTATCTGCATTGCTACGCATAAACACAACAAGCTCGGCAATTATTATCGGCTTTGTTTTTGATGTAGTCTCAAAGCCATAGTCCATTACCGTCTTATTTGTTATTGAGTCTAACCTTTCCCTCATATATAGGTGAGGGTAACAGTACGTCTGTTGCAGTATTCTTGTTGGCTGACGTGAGTAGTTTATCTCTACCCCTATCAACGCCTCATTATAATACATTCCAAGGCAGTAAAGCTGTTCGGCATATAAGTCCTCGTCCATTCTTTGTTTTCGGAGTGTTGCCGCAGTTTTGCCGTCAAGGTTGCAAATCACCTTTGCTGTGAAGTAGTCTTTACCAGTTCCCGCAGTATCGCCACCGATTACATACGGAGCTTTTGCTATTGTTTCACCGTCCTTATTCCTTTTAAGTCTCGGTTCTTCGTAAATTGAAATATATCCGTCTCGGCTTTCAACAAATTCAATATCTTTTATTGCCCATTGCACGTCAACCGCTCTGCCACTCGAATCGACTATAGGCTTACATTCTTTCCGATACGTAAAATACCCTCGTTTAAGTGGCTGTAAGTCCGCCACATGGGCTAATTGGTTGTTTAAAGCCTCTTTGTCAAACACGCAGTCGCCACTCGATACAAACGCCTCTGTAGGCGTAATAGGGTACTCCTGTTTAATCGTGTTCTTGTCAAGGTAGCTGTCATACTTTTTGCAGTACCACGTTATCTGTTCCTTATCAAGCCCTTTGTCTTTCAGTACCTTAATGCGTTCAGTTAGCCAAGAGTCGGCGGTGTCAAGGTGTTGGTATTCGTTAGACCTGTATTCTGGTGTTCTCCACCACTCATAGAAAAGGTTATGACAACTGCCACTATCCCATAAATCTTTTGCTTGATTAAAGCCGTTTGCCGTTGTCTCGTAAACCTGTATCGCTCCTGCTGTTATCGCCTCGCCGATGCCTGCCTGCAGGTCAGCAAGAGAACATTCATAAAACGCTACCTCGGAGAAGTGTACAAAGTTTAATGTCCTCGAACGCCCCACTTGGTCTGTCGCAGTTGCGATACGCCACGAAGAATTGAGCTTATCAAAAAATAATTCATTCCTTGAATTAAATTTCTCGGAGGGTTTTAACTCATTCGGCAGTCGCTCATATACTACCCTTGCTTTATCATTGAAGATAGCACCTGTGTTATCGCTCCTGTCTGCCATTGTAAAACCCGAAAAGTTCTTATGCACAATAGCAAATGAAAGTTGTATTGCTGTAATAAGGCTCGTAAAGCCTTGCTGTCTGCCTTTTAATATGAAGAAAGGTTTGTTGGTTCCGAGCGTTTCCAGCTTGCCTATAAAATCACGCTGTACATCATTTAAAAAGAAAGGCACCGTCTTACGCTCTTTATCAACGATGTAAAATGCAATCTCAATCAAAAGGTACGGTTTAGCCCGCACTTCCTCAACAAGCGCAGAAGTAGAGAGTATTTTTCTTGACGAAGCTCTCACAAGCTCTCTATCAAGGTCAAGGTCTTTATGCTCATTCCAGAGCCGTCTGCGCTTTGCAATAATGTCAGTCGCCGTAATCATTAAAAGTCCTCAAACTTCTTTACTTCAATGTTGCCCTCAACAATTGTTGTAGCCTCTTTATTGGCAAGCGCTTGTTTATCGTAGAGTGTGCCAAGTACTACGGCTATCTCTTTCAAGCTCTCTACCTTTATAGCTGATATACGGGTATATAGACTTTTACGCTGTGTGTCTGTCAACGTCTTATAATCAAGCTGTGTAATCTCTTCAACTAACTTATCAATCTCGTTTTCGCTTTCAATTGCCCTGTCAAGTCGCCGTTCAAGTATGGTCTTAGTCTTGTCGATAAGCCCCCAAGCATCGTTGATAAATTTTTCCTTGTTTTTTCGTCGAAGTTCTGCTAACCCTGAAAATGTAGAGTTCGTAACTTTTTTCGTAGATTCGTTCGTAACTTCGTTTACGCTTTCGTTAGCAACTTCGTTGATATCCTCTTTAACTTCCTCTACTTCTTCCGTTTCGTCCAATTCTTCATCATACGGTGACGCTAACCATTTTTTCTGCCACGTTCTGACAGTCGTGTACGGCAGATTCAACTCACGAGCTACCAATTGTGCATTAGAATTAACAGCAAGGAGCGCATACGCTTTTTCCTTGATGTCGTCATTATACTTTTGCCCTCGCATATACGCTTACCTCCTTGTTGCGTTTTGGATAGTTACGCCGATTTTACGCTGATTGCCAACTATCCTAAGTTCTTCACAACTGCTCTTACGCCGATCCCATAATGGTTTTGGAGCGTAGTAGAAGATTTGCACTTCAACCTCTCTCGGCTAGTTGCCTCCACCGAGGGTATGCCACTAATTACATCACCTACGCATTTTGAGGACTGCCCTTTTTTATGCTACACAGCCCTCGGTAGCAACCGCAGTGCGGAAATATGATAAGGGGGAAATTTATGATGAACCTGTTAAATCTTTCTACAATGCCATTATGCTCCAAAAAAAACTACACCAGACCACACTCTTTTAGTTTTTTCAAACTTTTTTTATAAAAATCACAAAAAAAATGAGCCCCGCATATGCAAAACCCATTCTTTTTTGTCTTAAAGCAACTCTGCCAGTTTTTCGATAACTACATTTATACGCTTTTGAACCCCACGCTCGGTATACCCGATGTCACGTCCTATCTTCCAATAAGGCTTGCCATTAATATAGCCGTCAAGGATAATGGTCTTGTCAAGCGGCTCTAAAGCCTGTATAGCCTCGGCATACGCAAGTTCAAGCTCCGTAGCTCTTCGGATAGACTCCTCAATGTGCAGGGTAGACAGTACCTTTTCTATCCCCCGTATCTCGTCGATCCCGTCAAGTGTCGGGCTTTTACGCAGGATTTCAAGCCGCTTCTCGTGCCGCTCCTTTACTTGGATAGAAACCTCAATGCTATGTGTTATCTTCCGAAGTTGCCGCAAGTCGTGTTTGACCTTCAAAATTTTCTCTTCCTTGTTCATTCTCATTCACCCTCTGTATAAATTTAATCCCCTTGCTTTTTGCAAGTAGTTCATTGTTCTTAAACAGCTCAAACCAAACAAGAATAGCCCCCTGCTGGCTATCTATAGCCCCTGTATATCGTAGCTCTTCATTATTCCGCTTGAGTGCTTTCTTGAGCTTTGAACGCTTCCTTACATCGTTAACTGCCCCGTCTGCATCATACCCTCTCTCTTGTAGGAAAGAGTAGCCCAGTGCATCAACTTTTTGTATCGCCTCCGCAGGCAAGATGTCTAAAATATCAATCTCTTTTGCCATTTTAATCTCCTTTTAAAACTATATCCATTTAAGCTCTGTGGTGCCCTTGTAGCCCTTTTGCCACACGTACCAAGCGTAAGCGACAGCCGAGCCGCCGCCCTCTCTCATTCGCTCAAACTCTGCGTTTTTGGCGCACATTACACGCTCTGAAAATACGTAAACGGTCTTGGGTGGATATTTCTCGAACAGCTCTTTATATCTCTTCTGCCCTTCTAAAAAAGATAACTTAAGGAACATATAACACTTTGCTCCGTCCGCCAATAAATCTAATGCTTTGAGCACAAATTCCTTTGCGTACTTATATGGCGGATTTGTAAGAATGTCAAAATTACTAATATGTAACTTGGTCGTCTGTTTTAAGAAATCATCAACGCAACTTTGTCTATTATAACCTCTATCCTTGATGTCGGTGCTGTACACGATGTATCCCTTATCAATGAGCCTCTCCGATAGATGCCCGCCGCCACAAGCACACTCCCAAATTAATATGTTGGGTTGTTCTACGGTAAGCAGTTTGTCTATTGCTATTGGGTCCGTTGCGTAATAATCGTCCGCCTCCCGCTCCTTGTCGGTATGATTTGAAGCTCCGAGCGTTTTCCAAATCGAATTGTTGTTGCCAGCCAAATCTTTGCTCATTTTTGCACCTCGTCTAATAATTCAAGGTTATCAAAGATGTTGCCAACTACTTCAAGCCATTTTTGGTCATTTTTATGTATCATTTCGTAAAACATACCGTTTGATATTTTGTATAAGCCAAAACTTGCTCTTACCTCGCTTGCTTTGACTACGCACATTTCGTCAAATAGGGTAACAATATCACCCTCAAATATCCTATTGTTGTTTTTATCATACATACCTGTGTACTGACCTACTGTTGATTGTGCAACAACAGACGAAATCATATCATTCTCCTTAATCCACGAATCCCCGTCCTCTTCAAAATACCAACCATATACCCACTTGCCACAATATTTGCCTCTAAAAAGTATTTCTCTATTTGTCATTTTTGCCCCCCACGCTTAACAATTCAGGATTATCATAGATGTTGCCAGCAATTTCACCTTCATAGTGGAATATTAGAACAGCAAGATTGTCATACAAAGACCAACGACACGTTTCCTTAGGATTATAACCATTAACAATCAGTGTTGCCTCATAACGGCTGAGGTCGGCGTTGTAGCGAATACACCAATACTCCTTGTTATAAGCTCCGTTGTTATTGTGGTCAGGCACACGTAGCATCAGAATGTCACCCTCAAAGATTTTAGTACCATTAATATCATTTAGCTCTATAAACTGTCCTACTGTTTCAGGCTTAACTGAAAAAGTTCCCAAACCACAAAAGCCGTTAAAGTACTGTTTATCGCATTGATAGATAGTATCTTCTCTTACAAGATAACCGTAAACCCAACTGTTGGGTAAATCTGCAACTTTGCCCCTAAAAAGTATTTCTCTGCTCATATATTTTTTATCGTGCATAAAATCGTAAAAGATGCACGTTACTCCTCCCACTCAATTGCTTTATCTCCTTAGCAATAACCGCAAGTACTTCCGTACAAGTACCACCCGATGTCATTATAATTGCCATACTTGTAAATCATTCCCTCGGTCGCATAATCAATTATGACAGTAACCACGCCAGTCTTTTTTGTGCGCTTCCCGTGCTTGTAACCTATAATCTCCAAGCATTTATTTAACGTTAAAAAATCGTCAGATGTAAGATATAATACTTTACATTTAGCTTTGCTCTTAACGCCTTTGTAGCATTTAAAAGTTTCATAAATTATCGTTACAATGCTGTCCCAAGCTCCTGTTTTATCACCGTCAACTTTTGATCCTAAATACATCTACTCGTCCTCCTGTGGGGCTGTATGTTCAGCGGCAAGCCACTTTTTTAAGCAATCTCTACATACAGCATTGTTTTCGCAAAAAGGCGCATAACAATCTTGAATATAATTACATAAAGAATTATACCCAACAATTTCAAGTAGTTTCTTATCGGTTAAGCTGTTCAACCATTCTCTATTTGTCATTCTAATTCCTCCACATAATACCAGCTTTGCGGCGGTCGAGTAATCTTGTCGTTTCCTTTACTAACGAACGCCTTATAATAATCACAGTCCACTTTTTTGCACAAACTTTGACACGTTTCATTATGATAGCTACACGGCTTTCTAAACTCACTTAAATCTTTTGGTCTGTCATAGATTTTTAGATTGCTTATATGCCAACCGTATAGGTGGTCACCATTGCTGTAATTAAACATCGCCTCATAGGAAAGACCTGTACCTTGATTATACCTTCGCTTAGGTTCCACATACGAACCGTTTGTTTCGTAATACGCACAAGCAATCACTCCCGATGTATATAAATCAATATTTCTACAAACAAACTCTGCCACAACCTTTCCTCTACCACCACACATCTTTGATTCGTAAAGATAGCACTTGAAAGGTCTTTTTAAAGTAGGCTCAAACTTTCTTACTTCAATAGTCTTTTCGCCAGTCAATATTTTAGACACCCAATTTGCTCGAATTGACATTAAGACTGCTTTACTCATTCTTTATTACCTCTACTGTTTATAAACTGCCTTACTATACGCCAGTCCCTATCTTCTACTGTATAGTGGACTAACTCATTGCCCGCATTTGTATCCATTCGTTTATATATGAGAAGTGGTCTTTTCTTCCCAGCCTTTACAGCTCGCAAAACTTCCCAATACCCTTTCGTTGGTTGAATGGTCCACCCATCTTTGATGAGCCATTCTTTAAACTCATTCAACTTGCTTACAGCTAATGTACACCTGTCAGCCATATTATTTACCTCTTTCTCTCTTTGAGTTTTGCTTCGGCTTTTTCCTTGGTAGCGAAAAGCTTATCTTCTGAAGCGAAAGTTTCTAAATATGGAGCATCGCCCTCACCTTTATACTCTAATCTTAAATTGTAGCTATTAAATTCACCACTTCCGTCAATAGAATAACCTTCGTCAAATCGCCCTTTATGAGTAACAACCGCTTTTCTAACCATTAACTTGCTTTTATCTTCACAATAATCATTATCAAATGCCAAAACTGCTATATTTAGATATCCACACTTTATGTATTGATTGTGACCATAACAAAATTCTTCGTCTAAATTATCGTCGGAGTACGATAAGAAAAATACTTCGTCACCAACTGCGTACTTAAACTCCACCAACTTACCGCTTTCAAACTTGCTTTTATAATCTTTAAGTTCCTCATTTCCTTCCTCAACGGTTCTTTGAAGATTATCACGGTCACGCCTTAACACATCATTTTCTACCGATAAATCAGCATTGATAGCTTCAAGTTCAGTTATATAGTCTCTAAAAACAATAATGCAGTTTTCATATTCGTATGGGCAACCATTGCAATTTTCTTTCGTACAGAATTCAATCGCCGTTTTAATATCGTCTCTCATACTTCCCTCCAATACTCTACAAATGTAACTTTTTTGCCGTCCACCTTATCAGTTACAAGCCTTGTAGTGTAGTCATTCATTGCAAGGATCTTGATTATTATCAGGCGGTCGTCTTTGTTCGCAACAATTAATCTTTGTCTTTCTTCTTTCATTATAAATCTCCTTTCGCCGTCAGTCGGCACCCTCACAAGGTAAACGCTTATAGCCATTGACTATTGCCCGCCGCACTTCTTGGCACTTTGCAAGCTCGTCCACCCCGTATACTAAATCAAGTTTAGTGATTATGTTCTCAAGCCTTGAGTTTATCATTTTAACGCCGTTAATCTGAAGATGCCGAATAAAGTCAAGTAAAGCACGCTTAACTCTGTCGTTCACTTCCATATCAGCGAAAATGTCGTCGTAGCTATCTATGTTTCCTTTTTTTGTTTCTTTCTTACTTACTTTAATTACTTCGTTAGAAGTAATATTTACTTTACTTTTATTTAGGGGATTAATCTCGGAATTATTGGGGTTATTCTCGGAATTATTGGGGTTATTCTCGGAATTATCGTCACTAATTGTACTCTTATAAAAGGTGTCAAGTTCTGCCTCTTCTTTTTCGGACAAAAGCCAGTACTCACCTTTTATATCCGCTATGTGTTTTTTACTGTTTTTTTTCGCCTCCACATAGCGTTTCTGTATTCCGTGACTCGTCAAAACAGCGTCGCCGATACAATCCTTTACTTCAAATTTATGAAGCATCGAGCGATTGCACAGGAATGTTATGATTTGTTCCACTTTATCGACTGATATGGAAAACTCGTCAGCGACAACAAAAATAAAGTCTTCCCAATTGTCGACTACATAATAATAACCATTGCTATATATCGTGCAAAGAATATACAGATATACAGCTATACCGTCTGAATGGTACCTGCTTTTAAGTATTTTAACCTCGGTACTTTCAGGTCCAAAGAAACCCACATCAAAAGGGAAATAATCCAATCCCTTTTTTAGTGGTCGTGCCATTATTTACACCCCCCTTAAAACGGTATATCCCCGTCTTCGTCGTACACTTCTTCCAAGCGTGCATTTCTCGTGCGATTTTGTGCGTTATCTGTGCGATTTTCCGCATCAGAATCAGATGTACCCTTTGCCATAAATTCAATGTCGCTTACTACAATCTCAACAGCGTTCCTTGTAACACCCTTGCTGTCCTCGTAGGTGCGGGTCTCAATTGAGCCCATAACGGCTAATTTGTTGCCTTTGTGGACGTACTGGGCGATTGTTTCGCCAATGCCACGCCAAGCGACACAGTTAAAGAAATCCGTCTTGCGCTCTTCACCGCCGTATCGTCTGGTTACTGCAATGCTGAATTTACACACAGAAACCCCTGAAGCTGTTTCGCTCAGCTCGGGGTCTCTTGTAAGGTTACCAATTAAAAGTACTTTGTTCATCGTTTTACTCCCAAATATAATTTTTACCAATGATTGCTATAAAGTCGGCTCTGCTGTGCATTTCCTCAAACTTCGCTTGACATTCACGTTTAAGCCGCAAATTAAGCTCCGTATTGAAATGTACACTCTCATTTGACTGATTGTGATGCCTGCCGCAGAGCCAGACTTTAAAGCCGTATTTTTCGCTGTTTTTACGATTTGCGGTGCCGTAGAAAATGTGGTGTTCCTGCAAGTTGCTTGTTGTGCCGCACACATAACACCGCTTAAACCTCTGCATTATGCTCTTAGACACAGTATGTACTCCTTGCAAGTTCTATCTCGCTATCGTCTACCCCAAGCTCCGCAAGCTTGTTTAATGTCGCCTCAATAAGTTCAGTCATTTGCTGTACGTCATACTTTGACGACCCGATAAAATATTGATACATATTGAGTGTCTTGCCGTTTACAACCCTTTCACCGATTTTGCGAACTACTCGGAACGCTTTCCGCAACATCGGCTCCGCTTCAGGGAGCGCAAGCATATAGTCACAAGTAACATTTGCCTCTTCAAGCATTATGCAGTAGCACTCTTCACTTGATACTTTGTTTTTGCTCCCCGAAATCGCCATTGCCATTTTGCCAAGCAACGCCCACAGTAACCTGTTCTGCTCTAAACTGCGCTTAGAGCGGTACGGCTTGACTTCTATTTCCAACTTCTTATCCGTGTTCTTAACCTCGTCAAGTGCCATTGCCGCCGCCTGTTTATGTTCGCCGTGAACAACATAACACACAACAAGGTCATTATTCTCGTTAACCATTCGGTAAACTTTTTCTGCTAAAAATTTTGACATTTAAATACCTAAATTGAGTTTGAGCTGGTTCATTAAGTAATCGAACTGGGCTTCAGTCAGATTGTTAATGCTGATTGATTTTTTAAACTTACGTGCAATAAAGTCACCCACCATATCAAGTGTGATGTCGGTGTTCTTTATTAGTTCCTGTACCTGCACAAATTGTGACTTTGGTTTTGTCTCCTGTGGTTCCTGCCCGCCCTGTCTTTCGGGTTGAATAGGCTTTTTAGACGATTCTTTAGGCTCTCCTACCCCAGTATATTTAGTCGTGTCTTTCTCAAAGTAAACATCTGCGCCCACTCCCAAGGCTTTACAAGCCACCGAGAGCGCATCTGTGTATGCCTTTTTATATGCCTCGTCGTCGGTGTACAACCCGTTTTTCTCGGTCACTACGAACTTTGCGCCACCAACGCCAGGGATAGCTTCGCTCCACTGTCCGTCTATCTTGACATACAGCTTAATCTCAACGTTTGCCACGTGTTCTCCGTCTGCACCTTCCGCAATCCACATTCGGACTATCTCGACTTTCCAACCTATGCCGCAAATCCCAAACTGCTCTGTAAGGGTCTTAATGCGCCACATCGGGTTGATGTCGGTCATTCCGTTAAGTCTGCCGCCCGTAATCTTCTTCTTTGCAATATCGGGCACTACACGCACCCTGTCATAAACATCTAAATTTCCCATACCCTATAACCTCATTTAATCTGAATATTTTTAACTACAGCTATATGTGCGCCCTGCACTTCTTTACCCTCTTCAATAGCCTTTTTAATTGCCGTCTTGTTGGGGGTGTAAGTTGTCTTTTGTGTTACGTATTCTGCGGGCAAAATGTCCGCATCGTCAATAATCGTCTGTTTGCTTGTTCTAAAAGTGATGTTCGCAAATGTGCCTTTAATGCTCTCCGTTCCTGTCATTTCACAAGCCTGTGTAATGTATGCCTTAACTCTGTCTGCTTCGCTGTCACAGTGCTTCTTTAAGGCTTCAAGCCTCTTAATCTCGTTTGCGATATTCTCACTCTGCTGAGCTATCATTCGATAGACTGTTGCGGTCGCAACCGCCTTTTCTTCAAATGTGCCTTGTGCTTTGTCAAGTGCCTT